TGTGGATGCTGAAACTGATGAAGATGCTATCAAATTAGCAAATGAAAAGTTTATATTTGATGATAATAAATAATTATTTGACTATTTTGAAAATTTATTGTATAATAATAGTGTAAGAAGAGAAGCAGAGGAAGTCATGAGCCTCTGAGATAATGTGCCTCATCACAAGTCTCTTACGACTTTAATCAATGAGGTGATTGAAATGGGATATATTTATAAAATTACTAATTTAGTCAATAACAAGGTTTATATAGGACAAACTAAATAGCCTGTTGAAATAAGATGGGAAGCGCATGTATATGCAGCTTATAGAGAACAAGATGATAATAGATATTATCTTCATCGTGCTATAAATAAATATGGAATTGAAAACTTTAAATTCGAAATAATTGAAGAAGTTGCTAATACTAAATTAGATGAAAGAGAAATTTATTGGATAGCACATTTTCACACATATAGGTATGATGAAAAAGGAAATCAAGGATATAATCTTACCCGCGGTGGTCAAGGAAACTGGAAATTTGAGCCTGAAACACTCTTAAAAGCATTTTTTGATAATGATGAACATTTAAGTAATACGTGTAAAGAAATTGGATGCTCTGAACCAACATTGATTAAGGTTTTACAAGAAAATAATTTACATGGTAAAGGACATATTATTCCAATTTATAAAATATCATTAATAGATGGTAGTATTATTAAAAAATATGATTCTTGTATTTTAGCCGCGCAAGAAATGAATATATCAGCTAATACCATTTGGGCGGCCTTATGCGGAGAATAGAAAACCGCTGGTGGATATGCTTGGTGTAAAGTTGAAAATTATACTAATTTTAAACTTGAAGAACATATAGATAATAAACGAAAGAAAATATTATGTGTTGAAAAGAATTTACAATTTAATATGATTAAGGATGCTAGTAAATGGGTATATGAAAATAAATATACAACTAGTAATCAAATAGATGCAAACATATGTAGAGCATGTAAAAAAGGTATAAAAGCATACGGCTTTCACTGGCAGTATGTATAAATAAAATAAAATAAAATAAAGAGAGGTAATGTATTATGACTATGAACAGTGAGCGCGTTTTGAATTTTTTAAAAGAACATTATGGACAGGAATATAACAAGCAGGAGATCGCAGATGCACTAGGTATTTCCCTGAGTGCTGTTATTGGGTCTATCAACCCACTAGAAAAGAAGGGCTATTCTAAGATTACTCGTGAAGAGACTGTTGAACTCGAGCCCGCCACCGAAACTCGTAAGGCTAAGACCAAGGTTGTGAAGTATCACACTCTAACTGAAGAAGGTCTGGCTTATGATCCAATCGCTGAAGAAGCGGAAAAGGCCGCTGCAAAGCAGGCAGAAAAAGAACGTAAGGCTGCGGAAAAGGCCGCTGCTAAAGCCGCAAAGGAAGCAGAAGAAACATTCTAATTTATAACAAATCGAAGCATAGAAAAAATATAAGGAGAAAAATAGTATGAGTAAAAGTATTTCTATTCAAGCAGGAAACAAACTAAATCTAGCCGGTATTTTGATGGATGTAACACCTGGTAATGGAACTCTCGCGGATGGTCGTCCATACAAAAGAGCAACAGTTACTATTCGTGTAACTCAGACCTACGGCGGTAAGACTGAAACCAGTGATATTCAGGTTGGTATGTTTGCAACTGAATTTACTTCCACCGGTAAGCCGAATCCCGCCTGGAAGAGCCTTAAAGATCTGGAATTGATGAGAACAGCACAAAACGTAGGGATTGATAATGCTTCTCACGTTCGGTTGACTGGAGCTACCCTACAGGAAAACAATTTCGTATCTCGTAATGGTCAGCTAATCAATGGCTGGCAGATTCGCGGTAGTTTCATCAATGAAGTAAAAGTAAGTGATGTAGCTTCATTTGTAACGGATATCTTCATTATGTCTATGGATGATGAAGTAAATCGTGAGGGTGATACTACTGGTCGTCTAAAGATTAAAGGTGGCATTGTCCAGTATGGTGGAAAGCTTGATGTTATTGATTTCATCGTAGAAGCTCCCGATACTGTTGAATATATCTCCCGTAATTGGGAAGTAAATGGTACTGTCACCGTTAAGGGCCGTATTCGTGTTCTTTCTCAGGAAGAGGAAGTTCAGTCTAGCGGTTGGGGTGAAGAAGTACCCGACACGACAACTCGTTTTGTTCGTGAATTGATTATCACAACTGGTGATGATGAATGCAAAGAAGAAGATTTCGCTTATGATCCAGTTGAGATTAAGAAGGCATTTAATGAGCGTAAGGCTGCGATTGAACAGCTTCAGATTAATGCTCGTGCAACCGCTCCTAAGCAGGGTGCGGGATCTGCTAATAGCGCAGAAGCCTCTAGTAAGAAGTATGATTGGGAGTAAGGAGTAATCCTTACTTCCCATTTTCCCCGAAAGGAGGCGAGTTAAATGGCAGATATTGATATTTTTAACTTAAAACCAAGTGTTATCGACCGTTCAGTTAAGGGTAAGTACATTCTTATTTATGGTAAGAGTAAGAGTGGAAAAACATCATTCGCTGTACAGGCGCCGCGCACCTTAACATGCGCTTTTGAACTTGGTCTTAATGCGTTAAGTGGACAGTATTATGTTCCAATGCCCAAATGGGCTGATTTTAAGAAGGTACTTTCACAGTTGCGCAAACCACAAGCAAAAGAAATGTATGATACTATTGTTATTGATACGGCGACATGGGCATATGACTTGTGTGAAAAATATGTATGCCAGAGAGAAAACGTAAGTAGTATCAGAGAAATTCCCTGGGGTCAAGGTTGGGGAATGGTAAAAAAAGAATTTTCTGAAGCACTTCGTGAGATTACAATGTTAGGCTTCGGTGTAATTCTTATTTGTCATGATAAAGAAAAAAGCACTGATATGCATGATGAAGATGGTAATCCAATTACCATGGTTGAGCCAGATGGTCCTCGCCAAATGCGTGAAGTTATTGATGCTTTAGTAGATATTATTGGATATATTGGTACTGAATTTGACCCCGTAACAAAAGAAAGTACTAGATATTTATATACTCGCTCTACTCCATATGTATTCGCGGGCAGCAGATATAAATATCTTGCTCCAAAAATTAAATTTGGATATGAAGAACTAGTAGCCGCCATTGCAGAAGCTATTGACAAAGATGTAGAACTAAATGGCGCGCAAGTAACAGACCATGTAGAAACAATACAGATTAAAGAACGTCCATTCCAAGAAGTAATGGCGGATGCTAAAAATGCTTGGATGGAGTATTTGGGTAGCGCCAAAGACGAAGAAGAAAAAGAACAGCATTTAATGTTTATGAAAGATATTATTCGTCGTGTATTTGGCTCTGAAGATTTTAAATTAAGTCAAGCGGTACCATCGCAGATTGATTTAGTAGAGTTATTTATTGATGAAATGAAAAATTTGGAATAAAAATTTTTTCGTGGCAAGAAAATACATGGATTTCCCATGTAAATTCCTACAAATTATATGGGAGGAAAACCTAAAAAGAATTTGGAGGTAATTTACATGGGATATATTTATTTAGTTACTAATAAAATTAATGAAAAACAATATGTTGGAAAAACTAAATTTGATATAAAAACACGATGGATACAACACAAAAGCGAGGCTAAGCGATTAAAACCTAATGTATATTTTGTTAGAGCATTAAATAAATATGGATGTGAGAATTTTACTGTTGAAGAAATAGAACAATGTGATAATAATTTATTATTTGAACGTGAGCGGGACTATATACAACAGTATAACACCTATAAAAACGGATATAATTCTACTTATGGCGGAGAAGGTAATCAAAAATATGATACAGAAGAAATCCTAATGCTATGGAATGATGGATTAAGTGCCGGTGAAATTGCAGCATTAGTTGGCAGTTGTCCAAGTACTATTTATCTAACACTTAAATCTAATGGAATTACCTCTACAGAGTTACGCTCGCGTGCGATGGGGAAAGTAAGTGAAAACAAAAAGAAAACAATCTTACAATATTCTCTAACAGGAGAATTAATAAATAAATTTAGTTGTATTCAAGAAGCAGTACAACAAACTGGTTATAGTGAAACTTCAATTAGAGATGTATGTAATCATCATCGTCATAGTTCTAATGGCTATATTTGGTGTCACGAAGATGAACCAAAATCTATTCAACAATTAATAGCAGAAATTCCATTAGAAAAAACTAAACACCCCGTAGAACAATATACATTGGACGGAATTCTAGTAAAAAGATATAATTCTATCAACGAAGCAGCACAAGCATTAGAAGTACATAGAAGTTCTATTGAAGATGCGGCTTCTGGAAAATCTTTCAATTGTCAAGGATATTTATGGAAATATCAAGATGATGAACAAGATATAATAGAAAAAGTAAGACGGAACAATAATAAAAAAGATTATGCTAAAATTGCTGTAAATCAATATGATTTGCAAGGAAATTTTATAGCAACATATAATAGTGCTGCCGAAGCAGCAATGGCAGTAGGTAAACCTGGTAATGGCTCATCTATTACTAAAGTCTGTAAGGGCAAACTTAAATCAGCATAT